CTGGTTGTTGTAAGTATATACTTGCGTCAAATGATGATGTGAAAAATTTATGCATTATAGTGCTCTTCCTTTAATATCTTTATTTGGGTACTTAACTTCAAAAACACAAGGGTCTAATGATGGATATACAATCTTATCTTTGGTTGCTTGGTCTATATTGTATTTGTTAGTAGAATAGTTTCCATCACCACCACAAAGATTGTATATCTTAACTGATGGTACACTCATAACTCCCTCTACGTTTGCTAATATCAATTCCATTTCTGAAATATTTATTGGTTTATTAAATGTCCAATTATCTATATTAAAATAATCTTGTAATTGTATCAAACAATTTGTTACTACTTCATTTTTATTATAATTAGAATAACATATTATTTCAAAATCACATCCAATATTTACAATAAATCCATTTAATAAATTTACGGAATCAGTCATTAAACGATATTCTCCTAAATAAGTTTTAAGATTTTGTTTAATTGCCGTATTTAAATTTGTAAGTTTTTTATTTTCATCGTATCCTAACACATACATATTAATTGCAAAAGGGTTATTTAATTCCGATATTGCAGAACGTTTTTGTGAAAGATATTTAATCAATTCTTTTTGAACTTCTGATTGTGGTTTCCCTTTTAACCCATCAACTAATCCAACAAATTCTGAAATATATTTTGGATTTGCTAAAATGGATGCAGGAGAATTATTATCTATTTCACCATCCGGACTAACATATACTTTTGCAACTGAACCATATTTTTCTGGCATAGATAATGCTCTAACAATATAGTCTTGTCTTGTTACTGCTCTATTTTGAGAACCAAAAGAACCCAATGCGTTTTGTCGTATTTCTTCAATTGATTCAACACCCCTACCACCAACTGCGGGTTCTAAATTTTCACATGCAATAGTACCTTTTATATCATTATAAGAATTTAATAAATTTGATGGAATTGATAAAAGGTCTTCTTCAAATTGTATTTTACTAATTGAAGTTAAATCACCTGTATTTACATTTGATTTAATTCCACCACCTGTTAAATATTTTACCAAAAGGGTTTTGCCTGCTGGTGATATTCCAAATGTATTTGTTTTTAAAAAATTTGATGGGTCTATTCCTTGATTTAATCTTTGAATAGTACTTGCTAATCCCAATCCTATGTTTTTTGTATTTGGTAAAATTTGTCCATCTGTAAAACCGCTACCCCCACCGTTTCCAAATTGTAAATCCATAGTATTATCAGAATTTACTTTTACTGAAAATCTACGAGGTATTTTTTGTACTTCTAATATATAAGGAACTGAACCTGAAAAATCACTCAAATCCGAATTGTATGATGTGTTTGGTTTTTCAATAAAAATACTTTCTTGTGCCAAATAAGGAACTTCATACCATATTTCATTTGTATTTGAATCTGTAATAGAAGTTATTTGTATAATATTTTTATCTGATAAAGTTTCTGATGGGTAATCTGTATCCGATTGTTGAAATGAAATTGATGTAGAAGATTCTTTTGCAGATATTGCTTTTACAGTTTTTGAAATTAAATATCTCGTAGGATTACCAAACGTATCTCTTTCAAATACACTAACAGAATTACTTCCAGTTTGTGCAAAATTAACCACATCCGTAGTTCTAAATGTTATATTTGGATTTGTTGTTGAAGAAATTTCCATTCCTTCTTTTATTGTTAAATAAAATCTATTATCTGGTGAAAAGTTAGAACCATTATTACCATTTGCTTGAAAAACAGATGGAACTAATTGATAAACCGTCATAGTTGTTACTGCCGGAGTTGTTACTTTGGGTTTATATCCCATTGATTGTGCCAATGCTATAACGTTTTTACGTTCTGTGGCATAAGCCAGCATTGATTCTTTTAATTGAACGTCTTGATAAAAAGATAAAATATCACCAATAGCAGCAGCTTGCTCTATGAACACCATACCAGGCGATGCTTCATTAAAATCGGAATATGTATTTGGAAAATAAGCTTTGGTATAATCAATAAGGTTTTGCTTTAAAGTAGCAAAATCTTTACCAAGATAGTTTATCTTTTTATTATCGTTTCCCCAATTTTTATCTATCGGTTTAATTGCCATTATTAATTGTTTACATTTATTTGTACTGATTCACTTAAATTTCTATTTGAAACTAATGAAAATTTAATATCTAAAGCTATCATATGATTATCTATATCATTTTCATTGTAATCAAATACAATAGTATCTATATTTAAATATGGTAACCAAATTGAAACAGCTTCTACAATTGAGTTTTCTATACTCGTTTCTACCAATACACCATCCAATGGTTCAAATAATACTTTCCAAACATCACAACCAAATTCAGGTTGCATCAATCTTTCTCCTTTTTTTGTTAAAATAAGATTTTTTAAATTATCTTTAGCTTGTGTTAATGTAGTAAAATTGACGGCAAATATACCATTGGAATCTGAATTTCTATTAATTCCAATTCCTAATACTTTGTAATCATTTTCTGATAAATCTACTACATTAACTTTACCAAGCTCTATTGCCATTATTTAAATCTTTTTACCAATTCTGAATAATCTCTTGTTAATGCTTTCATAGTTGCATCTTGCAATGCATCTCCTGTTGATTCCAATTGTTGCGGCATGGATTGTGGAACACCAGATTCTCTATAATCCATAGTTTCCCAACCATCTTCTTCAATACTCATTTGCGGTTGTAACATATCTAATACACTTGCCCCACTACCCATTCCTCCTTCTGCTCTTTGTTCGGCTGAGAATGGAGTTGTCATATTAAGAATCTCATTAATCATAGGGTCTTTTGAAAATTCCCTTTTAAGTTGTTGAGTTTTTTGAGGTTGCGATGTAGATGTTCTACTTTTTTGCAAAACACGTGTGGCTTCCGTAAACGGGTCTACCGATTTAATAGCCTCCTTCAATCTAGGAGCTTGTGGTTTTCTGTTTGAATTTAATGTAACTGTACCGGATTTAACAAGCTTTGTTATTTCAGAAATAACTTGCTGTCTAACCTGTGTTTTAACTTCATTCCTAACCACTTCTTTAATAAGTGATAATAAAATGTCTGATTTCATAATAAAATATGTTCGTTATGTTAATAAATATAATAAGTTTAAATTATCCAATGACATTATATCCAGACCATAATAATATAGCAGGAGCAGGTGGTGCAGGTGGTGGATATTGAGCCATAACCATCATAGTTCCACCCGTTCCCATTAAATGCAACTTTGCCAAATTAACAAATGGGTCTAAAAATATCATAAATGCCGGATTAAATTTAAATGATGGTGGAACAAACCATATATTTGGTATTTTTGGAATTTTATCTTTAATCGTATCAAATGCTATAGCCATCAATTTTTCTTTTGTTGGTAACTCATCTTCTATTTGTTTTTTTAATTCTTCTTTAGTTGGTAGTTTTGGAATATTAAATGTAGATAAATCTATTTCAGGTTTTAATCCGTTTATAGCATCTATTATAGATTTTTTAATTTGTTCTTTTGTAGGCTTTGGTGATGGAATTGATTTTGATAATTCTATTGATGATTGTATAGGTAATATTATTTTTTGTAATATTTGTTCTTCAATTGCTAATATTAATCCTTTTTTAATTTCATCAGCCGCTTCATCCAATAATTTTTTTTTAGATTTTTCAATTAAATCTTTTCTTTTTGGTAATTCTGGAAATGGAAATTTAATAGATGGTTTAAATTGAGAACCAATTGAAGGTTTTTTGTTTTTAATTTCGTTATATTTTTGAACTATTTCTTTTCCTGCTATAATTGCAGGATGATTTTTAATTTCATTTGCAACAACTTCTTTATTTAAAACTTTAATAATTGTATCGTATACATTTATACTAATACCACCAATTTCAATTGTTTGTTTTTTTAATTCATCAACTAATGATTGTGTAGCTTCTTTTAATGCTGTATTTATAGCAACGGATTTTGCTAACGATATTGGGTCTGGTCCAATATTCATAAGTGTACCTGGAGCAGGCGGAGTTGATTGCCAACCTAATGGTCTTATTAACGGATTTGGAAACGGAGCCATTTCAGCACCTAACCAATATGCATCAAATGCAGATGGATATATTTCTGCTAATAAATTAAAATTTTCACCACCACTTTCTCTGCCTTTTTTGAAAGCTGCTTTTATAACATTTGTCATTCCTATAACATTACCATTGATAATAGGAACTCCATATATCATATCACCACCTCGCTTTATACACCCATCGTATTCATTTGCAATAAAAGAAGCAGCTCCATCTGAGTCATTTTTAAACCTAAATGTTACTGCTGATGTTAATACATTAGTTTTGTATATCGTCCAAGACATTTTATTTACTCAAAAAGTTTGTAGATGATAATAGGGTTTTTAATTTATCTTTTAGTGCAAAAAATGATGAAATATTTTCCGGACCAGGAAAAGTTGGTCCAAAAGAAGATGCATATACCGATTCGGTTATTAAATCAATTAATTCACTCATTATTTGAACCAATACACCACCTAATACCATATTTTGAACATCTGCTTTAAAATCACCTTCTCCTTGATTTTTACCTAAATATATCTTACCATTTTCAGAATTTAAAAATATTTGGTTTGCACCATTAGAATGTATTGTTATATTCTTATCAGAATTAACATAAACATCTTTACCCGCATCTATAGAATAATTACCATCTGTAATTACACCAGTATTTCCTTTTCCATATATAATAAACTCATTTGCTTTTGCAGATAATATTATTCTATCCGAATTTATAAATAATTGTTCTCCACTAAAATCGGATGGGTATTCTTTAAATCCTATTTTGGTTTTAGATATTGTTTCTTTAAATGGAACTTTGGTTTTACCTGATACAAAATAAACAGATGTTCCATCTTTGTTTATATCTTCATCAATCATTTGACCGATTGGATTGGAATCTAATTCTGCATTTTGTTTGTTACGAATGTATATACCTGGGTAAGATTTACCATCGGAAGATAAAAAGAATTCCGATAAACGAATCGTATTACCAACTCTACCACTTAAAATGGTATCGCCTTCTTTTGGATTTAAAAACTTTATATTTTCTTTTACAATATATTTTTTATCAGTATTTGGTTTATCAGATGGTAGAGTGTTTCCACCTATTGCGGAAGTTTCTTTATAATTTTTTGCAGTTGTATTTTTACCAACTTCAGTTACATCAGTTGGTTGCGTTGCTTTAAATGTTTTATAATCTCTTCTATAATTTGAATATGGAGTATCGGTATAAGGCATCCAAAATGTTTGATTTTCAATTTTAAAAATTACAACCGTTTCTCCTTTAATTGGAAATGTAAAATTGTTTTTATCAAATGGAAACGCAAAATCGGTTTCAACACCGGTTTGTGTTATGTACCGTATAGCACCATATTTTCTGGCATCAGTATCAGAAAATTTGGGCGATTTACTATATATTGAAATATAATCTTTAGTATCTTTTGGCGGAAAAACAGTATTTGTTGGATATACTTTATCAACCGTTGCTAAAAATGCTTTCATTATAATTTAGTTTTTATATCTTCTATTTCAACCTGAATATCCAATAACTTTTCATCGTTCTTTTTATCAATCTCATTAACAGTATCTTCCAATTCCGTTAATAGTTGTGCTTTTTCTTGCTCACTCAACCAACCATCTTCACCAATACCTTTTGCTTCAGCAGCAGCTAATCTTTGAGCAATAGTTGCCAATTTAATTAAGTGGTCATCATTTTTAATAGATGAATCAATTAAATCTCTAATAATAGGTGCAAGGACTGTTGCTTCACCTACATTACGAATCAGCTTACGAAGAGATTCAATCATATCTGATATATTCTTCTTTTTTACTTGTTGATTATCGTAAATATCTTTAAATAGTGATGATAAGTTTTTACCATCAAATAACTGAAATTCAGATGCCATATTTTATTCTTTATTAATAATTATTTACATAGTCAAGTCTCCTGTTCTATCAAATTCACTATATAACTCCATTTGCTTGTCTTTCATTTTATTGACAATCTTAGTTATATAATGAGTTGGATGACCAGTCATCTCTCTAATAAGTAGATATAAAGATTTTTTATTGAAACTTTCTATGTATTCTGCTCTTCTGAATAATTCTAAAACTGCATCTGCGATTTGCATATCTCTTTTCTTTGGGAAATGATTTTCTAAATGAATATCCCAATATGCCAACATTCTTTTATTAAATGTACGAAATTCATCATTTATAGTTTCTTCTTCCCAATTGTTTTCAGTATCCCAATGTTCGGGTAAGTTTGATATAATATCAGTATCTTTATATCGTTTGTAATTTGCGTTGTTATTTAAAATCAAATAGTTTCTGGCAACAATAGTAAAATAAGAGAATGCTTTACCTTTACCTTCTTTGTACATATGAATCTTTTCAATCATAAATGTAACAACTTCAGACATTACATCTCTAGGGTCATCATCAAAATAACTGAATTTCCATTTGTTATAAACTATTTCTGCAAGTTTATCAAATGCGGGTTTTATTCTATCTTTATAAACTCTATCTTTAACTCTTTGGTCATCGGTTGAGTTATATTCTATAATAGCATCTTCTGTATCTTTTGTAAAATATTGTTTACTTTTGGGTTTTCTTGGCATTTTAATTAAATTGTTTGAATCTCTCGATGGTTTCTTTTATTTGGTAAAATATTGAACCTACATCATCATCCTTCTCAAACATTTGACGTTCATCTATTTGTCTTAATGCCTCCAGTAATGCTTCGTTTCTGTCAATTTCTTTTTCAATGAAATCTTCGTAACTTTCTAACTTTCGTAAATTTATAATAATAACATAACCCAATATTATGGATAATGCTAATAAAAATCCAACTGTTATATATAATCCTACCATATTAAACTACTTCATATCCTTTTAAGAAAAACTCGTTTGCTTTCTTATATTTAACTTCAATCATTTCACCATCTGGTGATTTCATTACAACTAAATCATTTCTACCATAATTTCTATGAACAGTACGTGTAGTTGAATATACCCTATCTTTAATAGTAATACCATCTAAATGGTCAATTTCATGTTGAACAATAACTGTCATCATAGTTTCTTTTGAAACTCTATCATTTGCTTTATCTTCTTCTGGATTAATTTCAAATGTCAATTCTCCCAAATTATCGGTTTGTACAATAACTTTAGTAGAACGAATAGTTCTTAGTGGAGCAGTTACTGTTTTTGGAATAGATAAACATCCTTCATAAAATAAAAACCCCTCTTTACTACGTTCTTTAATAATTGGATTTAATAAAAATAATTCTACACCATTTTCATCATCACCAAATTTAATATAACAAGCTCTTTTCTTAATACCCAATTGAGTTGCGGAAATACCTAAACCAGTATATGTTTCTAACCCTTTTTTAAGTGTTTGTTCCAATTCTTCTGCTTCTTCTTTTGTAAAAGATGAATATGGTGTAGGTGTTTTTAAGAATTCTGTAAATTCTTTGGATGTTAAACCGTTTGTGTTTTTGTC